TCACCGCCTATATCCCTTACTACTCGTATTTATTTGCGATAAATACCTAATATCGGTACTTATCGCAAACAAATACTTTAATTAGGATTTGTTTTTAATTAACCGAAAAACATTATAACAAATTACCTCTTATAAAATAAGGGGTAAGTATCTATTAACTATACGTAAAAATAGGGTAAATAATCCACATTACAAAATAAAATTGCACATATTTTAATTATAGGTACTTAAGTACATGAGTACAGCTATTATCCCAAAGAAACTTAAGGTTTATAAAGGTATAATTCACGACGAAAACGGTAAGTTATGCTCAGGCGTAACATTCACCGCCTTAGTCGATAATCCAGCCACTGGAATGATGTGGCAAACATTCTCCGAGCAAAAGCAAGAGTTTAAAATCATTAACAAAGAAGAAAGACTAGTTGGTGGGGTAATGATGAAGGCGGGGCTTCCTATTTACCGTAGGGATAAGTTTGGTGAATACTACATCGTATTCGATGCTGAGTCTATCCAAAAGATAGCTCATAAGTTCATGGAGGATCAAAATTCAAAAAACGTAAACATGATGCATGATCCTAAAAAGAAAGTGCCTTATGCTTTTGCCGTTGAAACATTTACTATCAATAAAAAGAGGGGTATTAAAGCCCCCGAAGGATACGGGAATGTGAGTGAGGGTGACTGGTTCGGACTCTTTAAAATCAATGATAATAAGGTTTGGGAACAGATTAAGAGTGGTGAGTTTAGAGGCTTCTCCGTAGAGGGTGAGTTCTTCCAAAGGGAAATTTCCGAACAGTCGGAGAATGACTTAAAGAGGCTTGACGAAAATCTTAAACGTGAGAAGTTCACTGAGATTAAGCAACGATTAGAAAATCTTAAGAAAAATATTTCAAAATAAAATTGCACACTATTGAGCGCAATAGTACTTAACCTAAAATAGATACGATGCCTAACACAGAAAAAAAGACTTCATTTTTAGATTCAATGTCCGATTTAATGACAAAAGTTGAACATTTATTTACAGAAGATAAGCCTGAAATAGAGTCTACTACTCAGAAATTCATGGATTATAAACTTGCCACTGGCGAGATTGTAAGAACAGATACTGAAGAGGTAGGCGTTGGAACAGCGATCACAATTATAGCAGAAGATGGAACAGAAGCACCCCTAACAGACGGGACTTATCAATTAGTTATTGATGAGGCTAATGTCATTGAAGTTGTTGTTGTTGCTGGATTGGTTGAATCAGCTACGCCAAAAGAAGTTGAAGCACCAGTAGAAGAAGAGGCTAAAACAGAAGATGCTCCTGAGTCAACAGACTTAGAGGCTGATCCTAAAGTAGCTGAATTAGAAGCTAAGGTAACAGCGTTAGAGTCTAAAGTGAATGAAATCGTAACGGCTATGAATATGAACGCAGAGGCTCTTAACCATGCTAACGCTAAGTATGAAGAAGTGAACGCAAAATACACAGACATAGCGGGTAAATATGTTGACGTAGAGAATAACTATAAAATAGCTCAATCTAGCATTGAGAAATTATCTACTGAAAAAACACAATTGAAATCATTGTTTGAGCAAATGTTTGAACTAATGAAAGAGATTGGCAACACAAGTCAAGCAGAGCCTACTAGCCCACCAAAGGAAAAACAATTTAGAAAAGTTGAGCCAATGGTATCTAGAATTGATAGGCTACAAGCTGAGGCGGTTGCTCACATGAATAAAATTAAAGAGACAAAATAAATATTAACTAACTAAAACAAATAATCAATGGCATTTGATGTAGGTGCAATAAGCGCATGGACAGAAGAATTAGGAAATCTTCAAGATTTCGTAATCAAACCGATTTTAGGGTCGGATACCCTTACAAAATTAACTGGCATCGACAAGAGAGCTGGTATCACAGGTAACACAATTAAGATTCCTACATTCGAATCTGTCACTAGCTGGCAGAACGGTGAGTCTTGTGGATTTACTACATCTGGAACAACTACACTTGCTCAGATCAGTTTATCAACTACTCCGATTGTAATTCAGGAATCTATATGTTTGAAAACTTTAAACAAGTATTTCACTCAGAAATTGGTTGAGCAAAACTCACAGCCTGAAACTTTCCAGATGTTGGATATGTGGATTAATCGTAAGCAAGAAAACTTTGCTTTACAATTTGAGTCTGCAATGTGGCAGTCAAAAACGACTTACACTAATGCGACCCACTTAAAGCATACAAATGGCTGGATAGCGGTATCTGACACGGCAGGAACAGCGGTAGCGGCTACACAACAAGCATCTATTTCAACTTCTACTGTAAGAGGAATTATCGAGGAAATCGCATATTCTAAAATTCCAGCTAGAATTAGAAACATGAAGCCAGTTATTGTTTGTGGACAAGACACATTCAATATTTATCGTTTGAAATTAATGCAAGATAACCTGTATCATTTGAATCCTACTAACGACCCTATGGAGGCGTATAAGATGAATGTTTACGGAACTAACGTAACCCTTATTGGATTGGCTGGATTGAATAACGATAACGCAGTAGACACGGGCGCACTTCCAACAGCGGTGAAGAATAGAATCTTCGCTACTTACGAAGATAACTTGTTATTCGGTTACGGATTTGAAGGTGAGACAGAGGCGTTCAAGGTTTGGTATTCTCAAGATGACGATCTATTGAAATGTTCTATGAGATTCTTCGCTGGATTTGGATTCAAATACAACGATCTAGTAGTACAGTACACTAACTCTTAATAATACTGAGGGAGTTGAAATATACTCCCTCTTTTTTTCTTTAACTAATTTAAAAAATAAAAAATGGCTTGTACAATTTATCAAGACTCGCTACTTGATTGCGTAGATGGTGTATCGGGGATAAAAGAAATTTACCTAACTGAACACGCTAATATATTAAGCGTTACCTCTACCTCTGGTGTTGTAAGTGCTATTAGTAAATCTAGTGGTAAGAAGTTTTGGGTTTATCAGTTAGAGAATGAGAACGCTGATTGGAAGGAGTCTCAAAAGAAAGCGGTTGAAAATGGAACTAACTTTTACGAGCAGACTCTATCATTCACTATTAAAAAGATGACGGCTTCAAATAGAAATAACTTGAAGGTAGTTTCTCAAAATAGATTAATGATTATTATTTTAGATAATAACGGGCTGTATTGGTTGTTGGGAGAGACGAGAGCGATGCACTTGACAGCTAATGAGGCGGGTTCTGGTAAGGCAATGGGTGACTTGAATGGTTATACTTTAACTTTTATGGGTAAAGAACCAGCACCAGCGCAAACTGTAACATCAAGTATTATATCAGCGTTGTTTTCATAATTAACTTAAGACATTAAAAAAAGCCTCGATTATGTCGGGGCTTTTTTATTTACTGAATGTTATGTTAAATCTGCGTTCAAATTTAACATAAAAAATGGTTAACTACACAGCCTAATACAAACCAATAAGCCATACTATCAGAACTTGTGAAACTTTACATAGGATTTAAAAGAGCTTTACGCTTTGCTTTTTAATCTTTAAAAGTAAAGAACTTTAAAACTTAAACTTTCCTCTTTAATCTTTAACCTTTTAACTTTTCAGTTTTTGCGATCTTTTGCTCTAACTAACTGAGCTAAACGGGTTTTACCCCACTATTGGAATTGAACCAACGACCTAAAGATACAGATAGCATGCCAGCTTAGTAGTGCGTAACCCACGCATTAAGGGGATAGTGTTTATGGTTTTCGTGTAGTTAACCAATTTTAATTATACTTCAATGAACGTTACCGCATTAATCTCGCTTAAACAAGCATCTACCTCCATTTCAAAAGTAGAAATTTCAGTTTCCAACTCTCTTATCTTTTCAGAAGTTTTAATAGGATCGAATAAATGAAACTCATTAGCATCTAAGAATGGCTTACTCACATTCTCGACATCTTCTTTAGAAACCTTTACATTATCTTTTCCAAACGTGTGCTTAAGTATCTCGTTTAAATTAGCTGTTACTACCTCATTGTTTTTATTTAAAGCGCCAGTAGATGCGCTATGAATAGACGTCAATTGGTTTAAAAGTTGTTTTTTAAACGTAATTACAGATTTAAAATTAATCGCATCTGCAATTGTCATTTCTTTACCAGAGATGGATACTTTTGTCACCCCATTAGCGGTTACAATAGCTGACTTAATTAGTGTTTTGCGTTTAATTAAATCGTTGATTGAGTCATAACTAGATTGGGCTTGTTTTGAGAAGTCTTCTTCTTTTAAATAGCCCGAGATTAGTTTTCCCTTTTGATAAACGCCAAGCGGTCTAATAATATCAATTTCAGATGTAATTTTAGAGTCGATCAGTTTTAGTTCTGAAAGCCCTCTGTGAATTGTCATTTTTTGTTTTTCCATGATCTTTAAGATTTAAGTTATTCACAAATATACATATTTATTTGTAACAAACGGCAATAAATATAAATATTGACGAAAGTTACATTTGCACAAAATACCCTCTATTGGTACTTAATTATGTGAACATTATTAGAAAAGGTACTAACAATGAGTTTATCTGTACACTTACAGAGAAGCAAACATTAACTAGCCCTTATTATCTGGTAGAGTTCACACCCCCTATGAATGGTCAGATCAAGAGGTTTATCGCCTTCGATCAGTCAACTCATACGGACAGATATAACGAATTACTCATTACAGAGACAAACGGAGGGACTGAAATTCTTACAAGTGGTACGGTTTCACTTCCCAAAGAGGGAATTTATAAGTATAGAATTTGGGAGCAATCTAGTTCAACTAATTTAAACCCAGATGCGACATTAAATCCATCTAGTCCTATTGAGGTAGGAATGTGTTTAGTTTATGTAACAGAGGCTTCTTATAAGCAGTATTCACGACAAATAACGGTAGTTAAGACGTATAATAATGGAGTCTAAAGATAGATCAAATACACCCTTACTAATTAAATTCGAGGAGCATAAAGTTCCTGAATTTAAAGAAGAAAAGAATAAAGAGTGGATCACTTATGGGGTAGATGCTAAGTGGAGAAATCGCTACCCTAACTATTTATTAGACCTTTACAACAAGTCTGTTAAGCACAACGCTATCATTACCTCAAAAGCTAATTACATAGCTGGAAATGGCTTTGAAATCATTGGTAAACCATCTTTAGAAGATAAGTCTTTTGCAGAAGAAATGCTTAGGCAATCTGTTAACAAGTATGGTGAGGGATATGGTGATATTGGATATAAATGTGCTTTAGATATTGAAGTTTTCGGTGGTTGTTACTTAGAAATCATTTGGGATAAGAAGGGAAAGGACTTTGAGGTTTATCATATGAACTATTGTGATTTAAGAATAAGTAAAGATGAGTCAAGTTACTTATGGTCGAATGATTGGAGTAAGGGAACTCAATCCGCTGAAGCTACTGGGTTAAAAGAAATTCCTTTATTCGATCCTGAGAATCCGAAAGGCTCACAGATTTATGCTTATAAAGAATATAGACCTAACGTAAAGTATTATCCACTTCCTGGATATGTAGGTGCTATTATGTGGTGTGAGATAGATCACTTCATTGCTAATTACCATCATTCAGATTTATCTACTGGCTTTATGGCTGGAACAATGATAAATTTTGCCAATGGTAAACCGACTAATGAAGAAAGATTAGAGATTGAAAGAAAGATTAAAGATAAGTTTACTGGAACAGATAAAGCGGGTTCTATTCTATTGACATTTAGTCAGAATAAAGATAACGCCCCTACTATCCAAAGAATAGCAGATGGTAAGATGCACGATAGTGTAATTACCTTAAATAAAGAGTCTGTAATAAGCGAATTAATCATTGGTCATAGAATTAACTCAGGGACTATCTTCGGAGTTCCACAGCCTTCTGGATTAGGCTCTGAGCGTAGTCAAATGATGACTGCTTATGAGTTGTTTAAGAATACTTATTGTGAACCAAAGCAAAGATCGTTGAATATTTACTTTAATGTTCTTTTAAAAGCAAAAGGATTAAACGTTAAGGTTAAATTAAAAGAGTCACCTCCTTTGGGTGCTAATTTCTCTGAGTCTATCTTAAAAGAGATTATGACAAAGAATGAATTAAGGGGATTGATGGGATTAGAGAAGATTGAGGGGTATGACACTCCACAACCTGAGCCTGAAAAGATTGTTTCTTCTGCAATTCATCATTTTGCGAATTGCGAACACAGTCACCAATTCACAGAAGAAGAATTAGAAAAAACATTACAAGTATTTAAGAAGTATGGTAGACCTGCTTACAACTTCCATCGTGAAATGATACTGTCATATAAGTTTAAGACGGTTGAACTTGACGAGGATATGAAGGAAATTTATAGAAGGGTTTTAGACATGATTGATAAAGAACCTTTCATTACTAATGAGCAAATCGCTGAATTAACAAATAGAGAAGTTTCAAATATAGAAAAGTTAATAGAAAGACTAGAAGAGTCAGGAGCTATTCAAACAAAAGTTAAGAAGTCTTATGGTGACAAGGTAGAGCGAAGGGTAATTAGCGAAGAGGCTAGCGTAATTATAGACTCTAATCCACCAAAGAAAGCGGATTGGCAAATCATGTATTCTTATCAATGGAGACCAGGTATTACACCTAATGAATCTACCTCAAGAGACTTTTGTAGAGCCTTGCTAAGAGCTAATCGTTTATACTCAAAGAAAGATATTAATCAGATAAGTGATGAGCTAGGATATGACGTATGGAGTAGAAGAGGTGGTTGGTGGAATCACGGAGGGACTACCGATGTAACTACTCCGTATTGCCGTCATATTTGGGCTGCCGAATACGTTAAAGAAAAATAATTATGCCGATAATAACATTTATAAACCAAGCATACATCAAACAATTCTCTGTAATAGATGAGAATGTAGATGACAAGTATCTATTAGTAGCTATTATAGAGGCTCAGGACATGAGGATAAAGCCTATTCTAGGTACTGCACTATACGATCAGTTAATAACGGCTTGTACAAATGAAACTTTCACGGCTGTCGAAACTACTTTGTTTGAAACTTATGTACAGAAATCACTATTATATTGGACGTTATACGAGGTAAGTCCATTCTTATTACATAAGTTAACTAATAAAAGTATTGTAACTAAGAACTCTACTGACTCATCTACTATAAGCACAAGCGAATTAAACAAGTTACAGGATAATTTCTCTGATAAAGCGGAGTGGTACGATAAGAGAATGATACTTTATCTAAAGGAAAATCAATCTAGCTTCCCTAATTACGTTGATCCAGGTACTGGTATTGATACTATCCGACCAGTTAACTCGACTTATGATTGTGGAATCTTATTAGATGACTGTGATAGGTTGCCTGATGGTATAAGAATAGATTACGGACGTAATTATAATTGTTAATGAGTAGACAAAAGGGAACAAAGAACAACGATAAACAGGATAAACTTGAGGAATATTTCAAGAAGATAGTAGTAAAAGAAGATGGCGATAGTAACACACAACACGATCATAACGAAGTTAAGGGAGATAGCGACAGCTCATCAACAGATTAACTCGTTTGGTGTTGGACATATCTCAGAGATAGCTACTAGTGGAACTACTAACTACGCTCAAATGTGGGTAGAGCCTACTGGAACAACTCTTTCTAGTGGGAAAATCGTGAGAGATTTTAGTGTTTATATTTTAGATCGATGTTCAAAAGATCAATCAAATGTAAACGAGGTGTTATCCGATATGGAGCAGATCGCTCAGGATGTTATAGCTCAACTAGACACACCTCAGACGTATGATTTTTGGATTGAAAAAGCTACTTCGTTTAATTTAGAGCCGTTATTTCCAGATTGGGGTGACGAAGAAGTGGGGGGGTGGACATTCAATTTAAGCATAACTTACTCATGGAGTAGGGATAGGTGCGCTATTCCTTTTGACTCTACGATAAGTAGGGGATTTAGTAATAGCGAGATCGCTTATATTTTAAATGTAAATGGAGTAATTATAGACACTGTTGCGTTAGGTGATACTTATACCGTTAGTAGTTTAGCTGGTACTATTAATGTGTACTTAGATGGCGTATTAAATCAAACGGTAAGCACTAATGATTTTGCAACAGAAACAATTAATATAAGTATTTAATGGCATTAACGATTAATTTAGGATTAACAGCGGATGCAACAGGAACGGTAGATGTTATAACGGCTACTTATAGCCCTGCACCGACTTTAGTTGATAATAAAGTACTATTCTTACAAACCACAGGTACAAATACAGGTGCTGTTACGTTTAATCCTAACGGTGTTGGCGCAAAGGCGGTGGTAATTGAGGGTGTTGCTTTGACTGCTGGTCAAATGCCTAAGTTTGCTATCTTAGCTTATGACCTAGCTAATACTAGATGGGAGTTACTTAACCCTATTTCGGGCGCAGGTGGCGGTGAAACGTTAGCGCAGACTTTAGCTTTAGGAAATTCAACAGATGCTTACGATATTGTTATTACAAATGGGCAGAAGGTTAAGAGCTCAACGGCGAATAAATCTTTTTTACAATTTTTAAATGGAAACGAAGTTGTTTTGGAGACAGATGGCGGTAGCTACACTAAAGCGTATTTATACTTAAGTCAATCACAAGCGGAGTTAACTGCGCTAGGATATGGTGTCGTAGCAAACGCTTCTTACATAAGATTGCAACACAACTCATTGGTGAGGCTTGATGCACCAAGTGTTGAGGTGACGCAACAGACAGCTTCTAGAATCTTAAGTACAGACGCTAGTAAGAATATTACAGCACTAGACACGGCTACTTATCCAAGTTTAACCGAGTTAAGTTACATTAAAGGATTAACTAGTGCTATACAGACTCAGTTAAACGCAAAGGTTTATACGTTAATTGGTGGTTGCAGTAACTCTTCACCAGCAGACTCAACTACTTACTACATCGGTGGACACCCCGCAACTACTATACTAACTTCAGCAGCTAATACAGTTGCGTTAGCCGTTCCAGTTTCGGGTACTATTATATCTTCAGTAGTTTATATGGTAGGTGCGAACGGCACAAATGAGAATACAACATTTGAGGTTCGGGTAAACGATACAACTTCAGCTACTATAACAAGTGCGGCTAGTTTAGCAGCGATAGCAAGTACAGGCGCAATTGCATCAAATTATGCAATGAGTCAAGCTGTAACAGCTGGTGATTGGTTGCATTTAAGAATGATATGTCCTGCATGGGCTACAAATCCAACAGGGGTTAGAATTTGGTTTTCAATAGCAATTAGATCATGATAACATACGAATATAAATTACAGGGAAACGGGAAGGACTCGTGGACAGCAACGGAAACAAATGATATTGGCGAGGTGATCGCTAAATATATGGTTTACGAAGACCCGAATAAAATCAAGAAAATTGATTTAAAAGATATTGATATTGACACGATGAGTCAATCTGAATTAGAGAAACTAGCTAATAAATTAAAACCTTTATTAAAATAAATTTATGACACCAACGGAAACAAATTTTATTATATGGGTATTAATGGCACTCATAGGGGTATTAGCTTACATAGGTAAATTAGGTGTAGGGTATCTATCTAAGATTGCTAGTAGTGTAAATAAGATGGAGAAGGACTTGAGTGTGTTGACGAATGACCATAGTAATTTAAAGGAAGATGTTAAGGACATAGATGTTCGTGTAACTATTCTTGAAAACAAAAAGAAATGAAGCAATATTCTATTCCAGAGTTAAAAAAAGAATTTACCAGACTAGGATATACTTGGTTTAACTTCCAATTTATAGGTATTAGATCAAAGGCTAATTTACCTAACCAATTCGATGACCTATTTGGTGTGGTTGATGGGGATAGGGTTACATGGTATTCATGTACTACAAATCCAGGAACTCATTGGCTTAAGAACCTTTTAAATAAAAACGGAACTGCTTTATTAAAACCAAATCAATACGTTAATACTTGGAAGTTAGGATTACATCAAGGTAAATACGAGGCTTTTGTTCAATGTAAGCCAGTAACTGTTTATAGAGACGCTGATATGGATGAGGTTGCTGAAGAAACTATTAAAACTGAAACTGGTATGTTTGGAATAAATATTCATAGGGCAAATGAAACGGTTATTTCTAAAATCATTGATAAATGGTCGGCTGGGTGTCAGGTTTTAAATAACCCTGCTGACTTTAAATGGATTAAAGAACTTGCTAAATCGAAAAAACAACCTGAATTTACTTATACGTTGTTAAGAGAATTTTAATGAAAGAGAAATTTAATATATTTATCACAAAACTTTTCAAGAGTTTAGATAATGATTCTGGGGGGTATAGCGCAAGGAAGGTCACTTCATTAGCTATCATGATTTGTGTAATAGTTGCTCACGGAGCATGGTTAAAAAAATGCTTTATTGAAAATGATTTTCGATTACTTACAGAAGTGCTAATGATTGACTATGGAATGGTAAGTGTGTTACTTGGGTTAACTACTTACGAGTCGATTAAGAAAAAGCAAGGGGAGAAAGAGAATGATGAAAAACCTTAAATTAATTTTAATATGGACTTTGAGCCTTGTTGCCCTTGCTTCAATTATATTCGTTTTAAGCCCTCTTTTTTCAAAGAAGGTAGAAACTATTAGAAATCCACAGATTGACTCTTTAGGGGCTGTTATAAGTGAAATAAAGGCAAGGAACGAGGAGTTGAGTAAGCAGATTATTTATTTAGATGGTCAATTAACTGAAAATTATGCAAAACTTCAAAATGATCTCAATAAGATCAAAAGGTTTACTCCTGTTTCTAGGGCTAAGTACCTCGACTCTCTTTTCACAGTCAATAACGTTAAGTAACTCACAAGTAGACTGGCTTATCTCGGAGCAACGACAAGCTACTGCATTACGTGTAGATACTTCTATTTTGAATAAAAAGATAGCTAAACAGGCTCAAGTAATCGGTAACGACTCTTTGATGTTTAATCGAAAAGTAACCCAATACAATCTACTCTGGAATGATTACGAGAAGGTAACTGGATTACTTGCTAAATCTGAACGAAGAAAAGAAACTTTCAAAAGAACGACCTTTATCTTTGGTGGCGTTGCCTTGTTTGAAACTATTTTAATTGTGTTGGTAGGAATGGTTTTAGCTATGTAGTTACCCAAAATTAAAATAGGCAATTAAACATCCGTTGTATCAAAAACTTTTATTTGCATCCAAAGTATGTCTATGTATAAAAAGTATTTTGAAACATTCACCCCGAATAACGCACTGTCAATGTTAATCGGCTTAAATAATTCCAGGTGTAGCAATTCAAATATGAAGCCATTGTAACAGAACCATTCTGCGTTTATGATTGTTATTCTATTCATCTTATCTAAATTTAAGTAGTATTAGCCAGTAGTTATAAGCAAATAAACTAAACCCCACCCGCCTATGTAGTTAGAAGTTGCGGGTTTTCAAAAATGTTACCGATTACTTCAAATTGCTCATCTTCCGTTCTTATATATGTTCCCTTTCTTGAATGTATCCACTCCATATAAGCCTCTTTGTCGTCAATCCATTCAGCCCAAAAACAACCGCTTTTAAAAACAACTTTTCCAACGCCGTAACCGCATTTTACTATATCGCCCTCCCATATCTCTTTATCATTTTTATCTCTAAGTCCTGTAAATTGCATAAATTCAATTTCGTCAATTCCTTGACTTAGCCAAAATATAGCGGTATCGCCTAATACCATTTCTTCTTCTACTTTATCCCAAGCTCTAAATTTTATCTCTCTTTTCATTGCTTTATAGTTTAAAATTAAAATCGCCGTTATTTCTTTTTCTGCAATAGAAATCTAAATTTAGATTCGTTTTCCTTAGTGATATTTCTTTTACCGTTGCACATATAATGTACGGATATAATACTCATGCCAGCATGTTTAGCTAAAGCCCTTTGAGTTGTCTTTGCTTTTAAAATAAGTATCTTTAGTTGATCTCCTGTCATGATTAAAATGTTATTAATTTCTTAAATCGCTCCAATCCGTAAGCATTTGTCTTTTCTAAAATAGGTAATAACTCAATTGCCTTTATTCCTTTATCAAGAATCTTTGTTCTTTCTTTTTCAGAGAAGTTTTTACCCATCCAGTCAGCAACGCCTAGCTTACAAGAGCCTGTTATAATTCGATAATAAGGAACGGTAATGATAGTGTCTTTTGTTATAGGATATTTCTTTAACTTCTCTGACATCACTTTGAACTTAAAATCTTCTTTAGCTTCCTTTAAAGTGTCTCCGTGTGAATGGGTGAATTTTCCATCGGTTACTAAGTAAAACTCTTTTAATGAGTTTAGTTTTTTAACTACATAAATATTTCCTTTTTTACTTACTATTTTTGTGAATATTCCATCTATTAAAATGTATTTTTCTTCCCATTTTACTATGTTAGTTTCTAGCTTTCTTTGTTTTACGTTTGATCCGTCAGTCACCGATCTCAAATACAAATCTCCACCAACGGTAGGATTAAAGTTCTCAGGTAAGGAAGTCACCGATCTCAAATACAAATCTCCACCAACGGTAGGATTAAAGTTCTCAGGTAAGGAAGTCACCGAACTCAAATACAAATAACCACCAACGGTAGGATTGAAATTCTCAGGCAAGGAGGTCACCGATCCCAAATACAAAGAATCACCGATGTGTTCTTCTCCTGAAAATTGTTTTTCGGTAATTCCGTGTTTTTCGCAAAAATCTTTTTTTTCTTTTTTCATCTCAGTAATTTTCTACAAATATAACTAATTATACAACATCACTGTTAATTTATTTAACTTTAAAAATTATTTGTTTGATTTTCAATACAATAAAATTTATTTTGCAGTTTTATTTTTCTGTATAATTAATTATACGTAATATTGTAAAAAATTAATCAAAATGAGTGCAGGAAATTACATAGTAGACGGAGACGATGGCTCACACTGGATGAGTTCAAGTTCTAAAGATTACCGATTCACAGAAGAAGAAGAAGCGGAGGCAAGAGAAGAAACACGTAAAGAGTTTTGGGATCACTATCACAAGGACATGATAGAGTATGTTGTTTATTTTACAGAGAATCCTCACCTATGGGATAGAGAAGAAAACATGAACTATTTAATCAAGTGCAAATGATTGATCTATTCTCTCACAATTACGAGTCAGCTCACTACAACACTACGTTGTTAAAGGGTGTTGAGTTAAAGAGGTGTATCGCAAAGGCAGAAGATCAAAACGATGATATTCTTAGATACTTCAAGGCTAATCCAAATATTTTATTTTCAGCGTGTGATATTTACAAGGCTATGGGAGAAAGGTATCTGTTAACCTCAGTAAGAAGGGCGATCACTACTCTTTACAATAACGTGTTGCTAGAAAAAACAAACCAACAAAAAATAGGAATGTACGGAAAGCCCGTATTTCTTTATACGCTAAAAATGGACTCATGGAAAAAATAACTAGAATAGGATTTCTACTTTGTATCTGCACCCTAATATTAGGAGGCGGACAATACTTAAAAATGAAGGAATACTACCATGAAAGGGAGGTAAAAAGAACCATACAGTTCAAGGTCGATTCGATACGATTTGACTCAATAATCAAAGATCGTACTTTTTACATTCCAGAGTACACTGGTAAGATAACTAAAATGGATGTTGAATAACGGACAGGTATAGCCAAAGGCGGTGGAATAGAAACTGCATCCCTATCGAACCGCTAAACATTTATAAGATGCAGAAAGCTATCAAGCGAAAACACGCCCCCCCGCTTGTGGCTATATAGTGTTATAGGGCGTTTATTCTTACAAAAATGATAACAAAACAGGAATATATAAATGCTCTTGAAATAGTTGAAGAATATCACGAGCAGTTAAAAAAGCAAATAGTAAATCACGAGCCAAAGTTAAATGATATAGGATTAAAGAGAGGGGATTATGTTATTTACAATGGAGGCCTTGAAAGCCAATATTTGACTAAAAATAAGCAATACCGATTAACTGGAGAACCATATAGAAATAGGATTTGCATAATTAATGATAAAGGTTGTAGAATGAATTGTAAGCAGTCCTTTTTTAATGCCCTATAACGTTTTGCGTGTATAAGAAGTGGCGGGATTAAAGCACAAAATTAACTTGAAAGTAATGCAGTTGAATATAGCACAAATGCTTGTTACAGCACAAAAGTACCATAGTAGTAATTCAGCCCCCATTTTGGCAAACACCTGTTAGTGGCTGGGCTGGGTTTCAAGGAACGATTTTTAAACAATTAAAATACAAAAAAAATGAAAAAAACAATTTGGAAATTTGAATTAGAGGTTACGGACAAACAATTTATCCGTATGCCAAAAGAAGCTGAATTACTTTCAGTTCAAACGCAAAACGAAACACCTTGCTTATGGGCATTAGTGAACCCAAATAACCCAACAGAAGAAAGGTGCTTTGAAGTATTTGGAACTGGGCATCCTGTTCATTGTGATATGGGTATTGATAGAAAATATACTGGTACGTTTCAATTGCAAGGAGGTGGTTTAGTCTTTCACTTGTTTGAACGTCTGTAAGCCTTGCCACTAACGTTAAACGGCTTTGCGATGGTGGGGTTTCAATGCACAAATGTTCAACCCACAACTAATGTTAATTTAAAGCACAAAATATGAATTTACCACAAATGCCCCACTATTGCAAAACAGATGTTGTGTGCAGTACGAGTAGTTACTTGGATTTTCTCCAAACGAAACAAAAAACACATATCCTATCTGGATTTGATGTTGATGAAAAACAATTAAACAATAATATGTTTGACTTTCAAAAGTTCATTGTAAAACGAGCTTTAAAAGCTGGTAAGTATGCAATTTTTGCCGATTGTGGATTAGGTAAAACTTTGATGCAATTAGAATGGTCAAATCAAGTATGTAAAGAAACTAACAGCAAAGTTTTAATACTTGCACCATTGGCTGTTGTCGGTCAAACAATACAAGAAGGGATAAAATTTGGAATTGATATGGCAAGTATAGATGTTCAAAATTATGAGCAACTTGATAATATTGATTGTTCGATTTATAGTGGTGTGGTACTTGATGAAAGCAGTATTTTGAAGAACTTTGAGGGTGCTACCAAAAAACAAATAATTGATAATTTTATTAATACACCATACAAGTTAGCTTGTACTGCAACCCCATCACCAAACGACCCTATGGAATTGGGTAATCATAGCGAATTTTTAGACGTTATGAGCCGAAATGAAATGTTAGCAATGTATTTTGTTCACGATGGAGGTGAAACGGCTAAATGGAGGTTAAAAGGACACGCTGTAAAGATGTTTTATCAGTTTGTAGGCAGTTGGGCTATAATGCTAAATAAACCTATGGATATTGGTTTTGAAATGATAGGATATGATTTACCAAAATTGAACTTATTAGAAAATCAAATTAAAACTACCAAACGAGATAATGGAAGTTTATTTAATGATGCAATTATTTCAGCAACAAATTTCAATGCAGAGTTAAGACTAACTAAAATTGAAAGACTTGATGAAGTAGTTAAATTAGTAAATGACAAACCCGATGAAAATTTTATTATTTGGATTAAGCAAAACGAAGAAGGCGAAATGCTTAAAAAATTAATTCCTGATGCTGTTGAAGTAAAAGGTAGTGATAGTAATGAATGGAAAAAAGATAAATTATTAGGATTTGCAAATAATGAATTTAGAGTACTGATAACCAAAACCAAAATAGCAAGTTTTGGAATGAATTATCAAAATTGTAGAAATCAAATTTTTGCAAGTTTAGATTTTTCTTTTGAAGGATTGTATCAAGCTATTCGCAGAAGTTACAGATTTGGACAAAAAAACGAAGTAAACATTTATTTAATAACAACCGATACAATGGCTAATGTAAAACAAGCTATTGACAATAAACAAAAACAATTTGAAATTATGCAAGACGAAATGGCAAAAGCAATTAATTTAAACTTAGCTGGACAAATTATGCAAGTAGGCGAATTTGATACCACCGAAGAAAACAATGAATGGTACTCAATACAAAGAGGGGATTGTGTGCAATTAATTCAAAACGTAAAAGACGAAAGTATTGGATTGAGTGTATTTAGCCCTCCATTTGCAGAACTATACACATATTCAAACCACTTGGAGGATATGGGTAATTCAAAAGACTACAATGAGTTTTTACACCAATTTAGTTTTTTAATTAAAGAATTATATCGAGTAATGATGTCAGGTAGAAATGTTGCAATTCATTGTATGGATTTGCCTGTTCAAAAAGGTAAACACGGATATATTGGATTAAGGGATTTTAGCGGATTACTTTTAAAGGCTTTTGAAGATGCTGGATTTGTTTATGCAAGTAGGGTTACAATTTGGAAAGACCCTGTAATTGAAATGCAAAGGACTAAAGCATTGGGATTACTTCATAAGCAAGTGAAAAAGGATAGCACTATGAGTCGTGTTGGTATTCCTGATTATGTTATGATTTTTAGAAAAGATGGAGAAAGGAATAACCCTGTAACCAATACAGATTTAAGTGTTGATTTGTGGCAAAAATACGCTTCACCAGTATGGATGGATATTAACTACTCAAATACACTACAAGGATTTAGAAATGGCAGAGAAGAAAATGACGAAAAACATATTTGCCCTTTACAACTTGATACCATTGAAAGATTGATACACTTATACTCAAACAAAGGTGATACTGTTTTAACTCCATTTATGGGTATTGGTAGCGAAGTCTATCAAGCTGTTAAAATGGGTCGAAAAGGAATAGGTTTTGAGTTAAAAGAAAGTTATTTTGATTTAGCTAAGGCAAATTTAAAAGCAGCCGTTTCTCAAAAGAACCAAATCGGATTATTTGATGCAGTTCAGTAGTATTGCACACAACGGCTGACAATAACCGTCAGGTGGGGGGTTAAATGCACCGAACCTTCACATTGACACTAAACTAAATTAGGAGCAGATAACTTCAAGCTGGCAACCAGCCCCCACTTGCGGTTATTGTATGTTATGGGCTGGCGTTTTTAAATCACAAAATTATGTACGAAGAAAAATTAATGGCTAAACAGCCGACAACTCAACCAGAACATTTGTCAATTGCACAACAGTTTTCAAATGAAATGATGGACAGATTTAACCCCGAACAGGTAAATGAAATTCTGCACCACATTAAACAAATGTTCAAAGAGCGTAGGGAAATAGAAATTGCAGAAGCACAAAATAAACTTGCTTATCTGCAAAATACCATAGAAGCTCTGTAATTGTAATGGGTGAGCGTGGGTTTCTTACGCTTGCCCATAACGGTGAGGGTATGAGAAGGGAATTTTTACCATTAAAAAATAGACAAGAAAAAATTACTTTTTTATACCCTATGTTACCAGCAGTAGCTTCCACTGAACTCAATTTGAAACACAAGAAAAAATTAAAATAAAATTTAGAGCGATGGCAAATATTTTACCCGTAATAACATTATACCAGCCGTGGGCAACTTGGATAATGAGAGAATGGAAAACCATAGAAACAAGAACGCATAACCGTTTTGCATCTTTAATTCACAGAAAAGTTTTGATACACGCAGGGCAAAGAACGGATGATAGCGACCTGACCGTGAAAAATCCATACCTGACCAAAGAGCAAATATGTTTCAACCCCGATGAAGTAATTAACGGAGCAATATTAGGGAGCGTTTATGTAGATGCGTGTGGATGGCTTTGCGGAGATGATTACGAAAACAAAAGTGCGTTGATTGAAACTACAAACAGGTATGGATTATTTCTTAAAGATGCAAAACGGTTTGACGAACCATTATATGTGAAAGGTGAAATGGGGATATGGTATTACGATTTGGATGCAAAACAGAAAGTTAAAAAACCAATTACAAATGCGGGGCAGGAAATTTTATTTTAATTTTTTCTCCTCAATATCTGCACTACCCTTGCTACGAAGCTAGGCTATTGCTGGTAACGGTTTCGGGCTAAACGATAGTGGCGGATTTCGGAGCGATACACTTTCAATTTAGCACTCGCTTTATTAGATGCACAAATGCTTGATTTACCACTTAACCCGCCATTTCGTTTTAGCCCGTGTTATGCGATGCCGCCTTCCACTAAGCTACCCACGAAGCACAAAGCCTTTTTTCTTAAAACTTTTTTAGGGGAGGTTTTTTATTTTTCTTTTTTCTTGTGTATATCAAATACACTATGTATATTTGCGAACGAAATAATTTTTAAACAAACAATTAAATAAAATCAAAATGGAAGTAACAGAAACAACATCAGAACTGGTGCGACTTGTAGAAACAAGTGGGCTGGAAAAAACAAAGCAAAATCAAATTGCCGAAACGCTGGGCGTATTCTTTAACAAAGCAGCCGAATGGGATGCCACAATACAAAGCATTGTGATTACAAGCCCCGAAGAAACGGGCAAAATGAAAATGGCAAAGGAAGGAAGATTGACTTTAAAGAATATGCGACTGGAAGCCGAAAAGATTGTGAAAGCAAAAAGAGATGAAGTAAAGTATGCAATGGCAAACTTTGTTTTGGAAGATAAACTTTGGCTGAAAGCAGGTCAAATGATGGAAGCAACTTTTAAGAACCTTGAAACAAAATTAGAGGAGAAAGAAAAATTTGCTGAAAGATGGCAAGCCGAACAAAAAGAAAAATTGAAAACTGAAAGATTGGCGTTGCTTTTACCGCTTGGGTTTCAATTTGAAAATGGTTTTGATTTAGGGAATATGGATGAAAAAATGTTTCAATCTTTGAAACTCGGATTGGAAACTGCAAAGAAAGAAAAGGAAGATGCTGAACGCAAAGCAGAGGAAGAAAGGATTGCAAAAGAAAAAGCGGAAGCCGAAGAAAGAGCAAGGATAAAAGCTGAAAACGAAAAGTTGAAATTAGAAGCAGAGGCGAAAGAAAAACAACTGGCTGATGAAAGAGCCAAAGCCGAAGCGGAACGCAAAGCAATGGAAGCGAAAGCAGCCAAATTAAAAGCCGAAGCGGATGCCAAACTGAAAGCTGAAAAAGAAGCAAACGAAAAGTTACAAGCGGAAATAAGAGCCAAAGCCGAAGCGGAAGAAAAAGCAAAAAAGGATGCTGAAATAAAAGCATCAGCAGAATTGAAAGCGAAACAACAAGCCGAAGAGAAAGCAGCCAAAGCACCTATAAAGCAACAATTAACCACTTGGGTTGATAGCTTTTCGCTTGGTAAGCCGATAAGCCAAAATGAAACAACTATTGAAATAGAAGAAAAATTTGAGGCATTTAGAAAGTGGGCTAAATCAAAAATTGAAGCACTATGAGAAAGAACCTTGATATAAGCGAAGAAGCGGTAGAAGCATTGACTATTCAAGCAATAAAAGAGAAAACCGTTTTCAAATTGAAGGCGGAACAAATACTGGAAGATGCTGCAAAACCTTTTATTGTTTTGAAAAAACAAAAGAGCGTGGGCAAAAAAAGTTTTAAGAAAAAAGATGGTTAAGTACTACTCTTTCTACGAAGCACTGGCGGTTTCGCATAACGTATCGGGGCTTAAAGAAGTAGGGGGATTTAACAGATAAAATTTAATATGAAAAACAGAATTTCAACATACCACAAATGTTCATTAGAAGTAGGAAGCCCCCTATTTCTTTTAAGCCCTTGTTATGTGTCTGTAAAATTTTTAATAATTATTTTTTGCGTGGGCTTTTAACTTTTAAACTAAATAACAAATGACAAATTACAGAACGGTTGCAACCACCGAAAGATTGCCACAAGTAGCAAATGAAAACTACTTAACAATTTCCGAAAGAGGTATTGAAACATCAAGGTTCTTTAACGGAACAAGATTTGAAACTGCACACTATGAAGGTGAGATTACCCACTGGTTAGAAAAGGTTGCAGACAATAACGATGTATCGGATGGCTACCATACTTTCAGAGAATTGTATGAACACCGAATTACATTGTTTATTGCCCTTTGTAAAGAACTAAATAGAAACCCTGCATACCAAACATATAATGAAGTGTGGCGTATGCCTGTTGAAGATGGATGGTTTTTGATGGGTATAAATACCGAAAAAGGGAAACAAATTACTTATCACTTGCCCGAAAGCAAATGGAATGAAACTGAATTTGCATCAAACCTACATCCGCAATCTTATCAATTTGATGGACATAAAGGTTCTGATGTTTTGGAACGACTTAAAACTCTTTAACTGTGCGGTGGGAAAAATAATTATTAAAAATTTTATTGCACATAACGTTTTGCAAATAACCGAATGTAAAAATTACGACTTATGGAATTAATAATATGTTTAACAATTGGAACAATGGGAACCTTTATACACTTTGCGTTGCAAGATATTGTTCGAGAATTAAAAAAGAAAAACGCTTTACTTGAAAAACAGAATGAGATTTTACAGAGAAAAACTGAGTAATTTTTATTTTGGTTATTTGCTGTTATAAGTAAGCGAAGCGACCCGATAGGGTTACTTATAACGTGGTAGCGGCTTTGTGGCTGTTGCCGAAATAGAATTACATCACTTTAAAATTTATACAAATGTTGAACGAAGAACAAAAAGTTGAGCCGACTTCCGAAAACGGCAATAGCACAAAACCGCCTGTTAGCCGCAGAGCATGGTTGTTTCAGGGAACAAATGAACGGAAGTTCCCGATTACAATTTATGTATCTGCTGTTGATAGAGAAAGTGCAATAGCCCATTTTGAAACCGATTACCCGCAGTATAATTGGTTTGCAACCGTTGAGTGTCCGCTGCTTTGCGGCTAACGATGGATGCCTTACGCATGTGCCCTTTTCGGGCATTGCGTTAAGGCATGTGTTAGCAAAGTGCGTTGGGTTTTTGTGGGAAGCCCGTTGTATTTAATTAAAAAAACAAAAAAGGGAGGGTTTTAAAAACTATAATTATGAATAAAGAAATTGCACTAAAAATATTGAACAGGTTTGTTGACCGAACACGGAACAATATGAACCAACCATTTAGCCAACAATTAAAAATTGGCAAATACCTATGCGCTACCGATGCGAGAATAGTAGTGCTGATACCTGAAACGGATGAAAATAAAATTGAAAATGAGGAAGGCTATAAACCACCAAACATAGACGGCATACTACCCGAATTTGAGCCGATGGATTTTGATTTTAAATACCTGAAAAAGCTGTATGACGATGTGCCGATTATAGAACGGTTTAGAATGCAGGAATGTGAGGCGTGTGATGGAGATGGAAAATTTGAGCATTACGGAGATTGGTATGAGTGCAAAAATTGTGATGAAATGGGAGAAGTGCAAACCAATTTTAAGGAGAAGGTAAAAAGCCCTGAAACAGCTTTTAAATTCAAAGATGTAAATATTGCAGTTGGTAAAATTGCAAGCCTGATGGAGATACAATTTGCACTTGGGAAAACCGAATTTGAATTTAAAATTATGAAACTTAAAAGCTCAATAGTGTGGTTTAAACTGGATGAAATTTTAATCGGAATTGCAGGACTACACGATATTGAGGATGATAAAAAGAAATGGGAGTTTGTAAATGTTGAACTTAAAAACCTTTTACAAATTTGAAAAATTTGCGGTGCGTTGGCTTTTGTTTTTTTAATTAAATACAATGTTTGCTAACGGTTACAGCTAATGGCTGGCGGCAATAAGCGGTTAGTATGTAGCCGCTTGACATTAGGTGCTGTTAGTGGTGTGGGAAGGGATTTGAGCGTAGGCTCGTTGTTTAATTAATAAAAATAAAAAAGGGAGGAAATATGAAAACTAAATTTAGAGCATTTGACAGATTTTACAAAATGATGATTTACGCAAATGATAAAGAGTTTGATTTTGTGTATGAGTTTTGGAAAGAGATGGAAAAATACCGAAAAGAAAATGATTGCGTATTTATGATGAATACTGGACTTAAAGATATTAATGGCAAAGATATTTGGGAAGGAGATATTTTGAAGGTGCATATTTTTACGCAAGAACTTGGAGAAAGCTTAGGCGTAAGAGAAGGCGAAAAAGAGTTTAAAGCGGAAATATGTTACCAAGAAATGGGCTTATGGTTGCAAGGTAATACAGAAGATGAAAGCGGTTACATTTTATGGTTTAACGGAATGCACGAAGAAAGTTTTGAAGTGATTGGGAATATTTACGAGAATAAGGAACTACTAAGTGCGTAGGCTTTTATTTTTATTAATTAAACAATGACCACTAACTACTATATATAAGTTTTGCTTATAAATAACTAATATTTAATCAATTACAAATGGATATTATAAAGTGGACAGATAAGTATTCTATTGATTGCAAACTAAGGTATAACAGTTTAGCTACTCAAAACAACTACATAAGCCAGGTAAAAAGTTTTCTTTTTTATTTCAAAAACGAGATTGAACCTAAAACAATTTCAAATGACAAGATTAAGAATTGGTTACTAGAAGCAAAAACTATTAATACAAGAAAGCATAGATTGTGCGCTATAAATTCTTTTTATGAGTTAACTGTTGGTATGCCTAGTAAAATATCAAAAATTCCTTATCCTAAATCTGAAAAGAAACTACCAATTGTTTTAAGTGTAGATGAAATTCAAAGAATGTTCGATGTATGTGAAAATAAAAAGCATAAGGTTATTATGGCTTTGCTTTACTCTTGTTCGCTTCGTGTTTCAGAATTAATAAATTTGAAATGGAAACATATTGATAGATCGAGAATGATTATAAACATAATACAAGCGAAAGGAAAAAAAGATAGGCAAGTAGGGTTAAATGTTAAACTAATTTCTTTGCTTGAGGAATATTATAAAGAGTATAAACCAAAAGAATACGTTTTAAATGGTCAAACTTTATTGCAATATTCTGAAACAAGCGTTAGCCAAGTTGTTAAGCAGTTAGCTAAAAAAGCAAACATAAATAATAAAAGAATTTATACACACTTAATGAGACACACATCAGCCACCCACCTTGTCGAAAACGGTGTAGATATTAATTTAATACAAAAGCTATTAGGTCACAATAATGTAAAAACGACTAATTTGTATCTTCATATTTCACATAATCATATTAGTAAAATTCAATCACCTTTGAGCTCAATAAATATGTAGTTAAAATATTAACAAATTTCACCTCGCCTATTGACTTTTAATAATTAATTACTATATTTGCAACGCTACCAAGTATGAAGAAACTTAAAAAATCCCCGAACAAACATTGCATCTTGAGCTTACTGCTTGACTTGGTAGCCCTTGTTTTAGTAGGGGTATTTTTATTATGACAAAAGAAGAATCTAAACCAAAAAAAGATCCAGCCTTTTTATTCTACCCATCTGATTTTTTAACAGGAACTATGTTTATGAGTAATGAACAAATAGGTATTTATATTAGGCTACTTTGTTCACAACATCAACACGGGGGTATAATTGATAAACTTTCCTTTAATTCATTAGTTGGGAACAATGACCTTTTAAGGTCAAAATTTATAGAGACTGAGACTGGTTTTTATAATGAGCGATTAACCGACGAGATGGATAAAAGGAACAAGAAATCAAACAATATGAGCGAGGTTGCTAAGGAAGTTTGGAGGTTGAGAAAAATACAATTGTATAACAAAAGTAAAAAAAGTGAATACAAAAGTAATACAAAAGTAAAGAAAAAAGGTACAATTGTTATACAACCTATAAATGTAAATATAAATGAAGTTATAGATTACTTTATAAATAATAATTATACTAAAGAAAGTGCGGAAAAGTTTTTTAACTATTATTCAGTAGCTGATTGGAGAGATGGTAAGGGAAACCCTGTAAAGAATTGGAAACAAAAAGCTCATTCGGTTTGGTTTAAGCCTGAGAACGAGGTAGTTGATCCGCTTAATCCTAAAATGGTCTATTGATGGAAGTAAAAGTAATTAATCTGGCAGATAAAAAAGAGTATGTCTTAACCGCTAACAAGTCAGGTGAGAATATAATGATTTGTCCTATATGCTCAGAGAATAGAAAGAAAAAAACAGATAAATGTTTCAGTTTCAATCTATTAAAGGGTGCGGGTAGATGTAATCACTGTCAAGTTGTTTTAGTAGAAAAAAAGGACTTTGAGATAAAACGCACACAAATTCAATTTAAGCGACCTTTATTTAATAATAATACCAAGTATTCACCTGACCTAACAAAGTTCTTTACAACCCGTAAAATTAGCGAAAAAACGCTATTAGAATTTAAAGTTACTGAAGGTGTGGAATGGATGCCTCAAACTCAGTCAGAAATTAACACTATTCAATTTAACTATTTTAGGAACGGGGAGTTAATAAATACTAAATATAGGGGTAAAAACAAAGCCTTTAAGCTAGTTAAGGACGCTGAGTTAATATTCTATAATATTGATTGTGCGATAAATAACGAAGAGATTATTATAGTTGAGGGTGAAATGGACTGCCTAGCTATGGTAGAGGCTGGTTATAAGAATTGTATTTCAGTGCCTAATGGAGCAACGCTTGGAAAGGCTAATCTGGATTATTTAGATAATTGCATTGATTATTTTAGCGAGTCTACTAAGTTTATTTTAGCACTAGATAATGATAGTGCAGGATTAAACCTTCAATCTGAATTAGGTAGAAGATTGGGTTTTGAGAATTGTTCAAGAGTAATTTTCAAAGATTGTAAGGATGCGAATGAATGCTTAATTAAGCATGGAATACAGGGGATAATCGAATCAATGGCAGATCGTACAGACTTTCCGATAGAGGGCGTGTTTACCGCTAGTGATATTAAAACAGAGATATATGACTTTTATAATAATGGACTTCCAAAAGGTTATGGGATTGGAATGTCTAGTTTTGATAGTTTATTAAGATTTCAGGAAGGTTATATTACTACGATTACGGGCGTTCCTGGACATGGTAAATCTGAGTTTTTAGACTTCTTATTATGTAGACTTAATATTTCTCACGGATGGAAGTCTGCTCTTTACTCACCAGAGAACCACCCTTTACAATTGCATTTTAGTAAATTTGCTGAAAAGATAATCGGTAAATCTTTTGAGGGTAATTTTAGAATGAGTCATATAGACTTGAATAACATGATTGATTATCATTCAAAAAATTTCTACTTTATTAACCCTATGGAGAATTTTACTATTGATAACATCTTAAGTTCTGTTAAATCTTTGGTTCGTAAGAAAGGGATAAAGGCTTTTGTTATTGATGCTTGGAATAAGTTAGACCACCAATATACAACATCGGAAACAAAGTATATTTCCGAGCAGTTGGATAAGTTAACTATGTTTTGTGAGAAACAGAAAGTACATTTATTTTTAGTAGCGCACCCTACGAAGATTCAAAAGAATAAAGATACTGGATTATTTGAGATACCAAATCTTTATAGTATTTCTGGATCTGCTAATTTTTATAATAAGACATCTAATGGCATTACCGTTTACTTGAATAAAGAAACTGGATTAACGGAGATTTACATTCAAAAGGTTAAGTTCAAACATTGGGGAGAAACAGGTTGTGTTAATATGGTTTGGGATAGACAAACTGGAAGGTATTATATCGGTGAACCTAATAGAGATAATTGGTTGTTATATGAAAATAAAGAAGTATCTTTGAAACCAAACGATGAATTTTTAAGTGATATTAAAACAGACATAGAACCACCGTTTTAACTACTTGATAAGAGAACAATGATTTACAACGGTATAAAAAACAGTGATTTAAGTATTGAAAAATATTTTATTACGTATTCAAATAATTTTGAGTTTGAGGTGTTTAATTTAGAAAGGCATTAAATGTGAAAGAAAAGAAATGTAAATATTGCGGGAAGAATTATAAGCCAGATAGACCTCTTTCACAAGTATGCTCTTTTCAATGTGCTTATAAGTTGAGTGCAAAGAGATCGCTAGAGAAGGAAGAAAAGAACTGGAAGAAAGAAAAGGCTAAACTAAAGGAGGGGTTAAAAAAACACTCTGACTATGAAAAGGAATTACAAGTAGAAATCAATCACATTGTTAGACTAATTGACAAGGGTCATAAGTGTATGATGTGTGGTAATGAGATGAAGAAAATTAACGCCTGTCATTATCATTCAGTAGGCTCGAATAACTCGCTTAGATTCCATTTGCATAATAACTGGAGTGGTTGTGAGTCGTGCAATAGTTATAAAGGGGGCAACATAAACGGCTACGATGTTCAATTGCTTAAGCATTTCACGGAAACACAATGGAAGTTTATTAAGTTCGAAATTGTAAGGGAGTTTCAATACTTAAAATTAAGCAAAGAAGAATTGATTGAGAAGCGTAAGATAGCGCAAATCATTGTAAAGAGTCTAGAGAAGATTGACCTTCGTTATAACACAGAAGAAAGATGGCAATTAAGGACACATTACAACCTTATTTTAGGCATCTATGTAAATTAATCCTTTTGAGCATCAATAAGTTAGCTAAAATCTATAAAGATTTAACAAATAAAGTTTTATTGTATAATTAATTATACATACTTTTACAATGTGATAGCAATTAAGCTACACTTTTTATAACTATAAAAAAATGACTTTCTTAAAAATATGTTCTGATTATTCTGCGTGTGAGGCAGGAAAAATTTATAGCCATAAGAGGCAAAGGTATTTAATACCAAGTATACGTAGATATTCATATGTTACACTAAGTATTTATGGGAAAAAAACCAATAAACTTATTCATCGTTTAGTTGCAGAAACATTTATTCCTAATCCTGAAAACAAGCCATGTGTTAATCATAAGAATGGGATTAAAACAGATAATAGAGTGGAAAACCTTGAGTGGTGTACATGGAAAGAAAATAATATCCACGCATTTAATGTAGGGTTAAATAAAAACGACATTAAGGAAAAGAGAAGTAAATATTTAAAAACATTAACTAGAAAGAAAGTACTTGACCGCATTAACCTTAAAAACTAAACAAATGACAGAAGTACATTTAACAACACCAAACGGAAACCAAATCATCTACACCTACAATGAAGAGGGAAGAATGATAAGCTCAAAATGTGATGGTAAGAATCGCATTAAGTTGGTTGATAAAGTAGAAAAGGAAGCTAACGACGAAGTGGCACGAATGTTTAACATTTTAAAACGTAAATCGAAATGAGTTTAAAAGAAAAAATTGACGAGGTTTTAGCGAAATGCAAAAGCCTTGATGTAGAAGATTTCACAATCACGGTAAGGCTTTACGCTCCTTTTGAGGAAATAAAATCTACTATTCCGAACGCAAAGCACAACTTAAACGGAGATAGAATCATGGTGGCTTATACTGATTGTCCATCAAATATAAGTCTATGGGTCTATTCTGAGGAAAAATTTAAACAAGAGTTAACGGTAATTTAATAGGCTATGGAAAAATTAAAACAATTAAAAATGGTTATCCCATTCAAGTGGAGGGTTCAGTCATCTTCTCAATATGGTGCTATTTGCGTGGCTTATGTAGACTCTAGGAATGTGCAGGATTTACTAGATGAGGTTTTAGGTGGCGAGAATTGGCAGTGTAAATATGAGGAACATAAAGGAAATCTTTTTTGCTCAGTCGGAATTAAAGTGGGGGATGAATGGGTGTGGAAGTCTGACTGTGGAACGGAAAGTGCCGTTGATAAAGAGAAGGGCGAAGCCTCTGATAGCTTTAAGAGAGCTTGTGTAATGTGGGGGATTGGAAGATTTCTTTATTCTCTTCCAATTCAGAAACTACCAGTTAAAGAAGAAAAAGGAAAGTTTATTCCATATTCAGAAAAAACAGGTAAATTTGTCAAGTCAGCAGATTTAATAACGCAATGGTGTAATAATTTATACCAAAACAAATGAGCGAATTTACAACGATAAAGATTGAATCTTATAAGTGGGAATCAATCGTTAATCATTGCAACCTGGATAGTAGTGATTATGAGGTTAAATTAGTCACCGTAGTGGATGAGCTGTTTAAGGAAGATGAAACATACAGGTTGTTAAAAAAAGCGTCTGACAAAGCCTATAAACAATTAGAAGAGTATAAATTTAAGAAACGTCACAACATAATATAAAAGTAATGGGGATATTATTAGAAGCGCAAATTGAGAATGTAACAACAAGGAAGGATAAGACCTTAAAATTAACTCTTGGAACTCAGGAACTATCGGCTAAGAACATGGCAGAGTTAATGTCAATGAACCAACAATTAATACACGCTTATATTAACTCATCTGGAATAACACCAGATCAAATAAAGGTTGTTGATGGTGCTGAGTCTGAGTTGTTAGAAAGTGTTGGTAAAAGTCAAAGCCAAAGGATAAGAAATACACTATTTGTATTATACAACCAAAACAACGAGGGCTTTAAAACTGCTAACGATTATTATGTTAGTAAAACAGAGAAGTATTTAGAACATTTAAAAAGTAAAATTTTATAAAAACCCAATAAAATGACAAAGAAAAAGATAAACAAAACGTTAATGTTAGAGGTGGAAAGTAATATACTATCCTCTTTAAATGAGGAGGAGGTAGCTGAGGTTAATAAAACTAATCCAGACCCTTTAGTTAGAGACCCCTATCCTTTTATAACAAAGTCAGAGAAAGCATGTTGTTAGAGTCCAGAAGATCGGTATGACGTAATGAGGGGATACTTGGTTGGATTAATTGATTTCATGAATGGTGGAAAAGTAACTAATCACCCTCAATGTAAAATATTAAAAGGTGCTTTCATGACTAAATTAAGTAATAGTTTATTGAAAGAAATAAGAGAGGTGTCTGCATATTTAAGGGAATACGACAAGGCTTTTGAAGTTGAGAATGGTATAAAAAATTACAAATAAATAATGAATAAGTATGAGATTGTAGTAAAAACACGTATCTTTAACCGATGGATGGACTTGTCTAAATACGAATGTAATTCAAGTGGAAAGCCTTTGGAGCATACCTCTAATTTAATAGGTAGAATACCTTTATACGATTACGATATGAGTGTTTATAATGAGAATAATATTAAAGTAAGATCACAAATAAGAACAATTAAAAACAAATAAAAATGGCAAAAATTATCGGGGGTTCAATAGACCTAAACAAGATTGACAAGTCTAAAATTGTCGAGGGAAAAAATGGAGCAAAGTATTACAACATCACTATTATTGTGAATGATGAAAAGGACACTTATGGTAATGACGTATCCTTACAGGAAGGTCAAACAAAAGAGCAAAGAGATGCTAAAGCACCTAAGAAGTATATCGGAAATGGTAAGACTATCTGGGAGGGGCAAGTTAAAAAGGATTTCGCTCCAGACTTTAAAACAAGTGTTTCAGCTTCTGAAAGTAAAACTTTTGCAGAAATAAATAACGATAGTGATGGGTTGCCATTCTAATAAGTAATTAAGTATCAAATAATTAAGAGCCACTTTAACGAGTGGCTTTTTTATTTTTTATAATTTAACAAAAAAAATTAGGATTTTTAATTTATTTTTTGTATTCGTGCTTATCTTTGTTGTGTGAGTTCGGATATTAAAATTATTTTAACTAGAGATCAGACGTTGGTGTACATGGGAAATCGTAAACTATACGATGGGTATTCTTTTAAAATATGTAAGGATAAGGGGTTAGCGCAAGACTTAAAGCAAGAGAGTTTTATAAGATTAATAGAAAAAAGTATTCCAGTAGAGAAGATTTATTCAGATGGAGAAAAGGCGTTGGATGTTTTCTTTTATGCGTTTATGCGGAATTGGTTTAAGTCGAACGCTTTTAAGTCAAGGTATGAGTTGAATAGAAATATTACTAATCATGATAATGGGACTTTAATTAATCCTATGGCTTATGAGTCTGAACAGACAGAAAGAAACGAGGTAAATGATTATGCTCAGAAATTAGTTGCAGAGTTTCTAGAATATAATATTGATGACACGAAGGACTCGATGTATTTTAAGCAGTTGTATAACTTATATAAAGAGATAGGAAACGTGTCTGAGATAAGTAGAAGGACTAAGATTCCAGTAAGGACTCTTTTTAAGGATTATGCTACGCTAAGGAAAATGATTAAGGATAAATACGAGGAGTTCAAGAAATGAGAATACTAACTGTAATAGAAAACTGGAGGACAGAAATTAGCTTAGGAAATAATCCTGAGCAATGGAGTAGGACTAGCGGATTACAATACCACAGACAGATAGCTCCTTTAAATCATTTAGGTACAAATTACGATTGCACTATTACTTCGGTAGATAATATTATGAAGTTGTTTTCTGAAAATAGAATTACAACTGCGATATTACAATACGACATGGTTATATTTCTTCGTCACGTTTCCATAGATGGATTGGGTGTTGAGATAATAAAAGCTATTCAAGCACAAGGCGTAAAGGTTGTAATTGATATAGATGACTACTGGCTATTACCAGACACTCACGGAATGAAGCATGAGTACAAAGAAAAGAATTTAGCTAAACAACAAATAGAAGAATTACGACAAGCCGATTATGTTACAACTACGACAGGACACTTTGCTTATAATTATATTAGACCAATCAATAAGAATGTAGATGTACTTGCAAACGCTATTGATGCGGTAAATGATACACAATGGACTACTACAAAAACAGAGAGTTCCTTAACTAGATTTGGATGGGTTGGTGGGGTGTTCCATGCCAATGATTTAGAGTTGTGTTATAATTCATTTAATCAAGTGTATTCTAATTCAGATACAAAGGATAAGGGGTTTCAATTTTGTTTAGGCGGTTATAATAATAATTCAGAGTATAACCATATTGAAAGGGTAATGACTGGTAATTATACTAAATTAGATACGTGGTATTCCGATATGCTGAAAGGCACTACGGAGTATATCGACCATTATTCTTTAACACAAAAATACAGAAGATTAAAGGCGAAGCCAGTAAATGAATATGGGGAGATATACGATGAGGTTGATGTTGCTTTAGTTCCTTTGATTAAGAATGATTTTACCTCTTGTAAAAGCCCCTTAAAAGTTGTCGAGGCTGGTTTTAAGAATTGCGCTGTTATCTGTCAGAACATTCACCCGTACTCACCAGTAATTAATAATAAGAACGCATTTTTAGTAGATAAGCCAGAGGATTGGTTTAAGTGGATTAAGTATTGTTTGAATAATAAAGGTGCTGTAAACGAAAAGGCAAAGCAGTTAAATGAGGATATGACAAGGGATTTTAATATGGATAAGTGGAGTAAGATAAGATATGAATTGTATAAACAAATAATTGATAAATGACAGAAGAAGAAAAGAGATTAAAGAAAGACTTACAACATTTCGAGGATAGAAGGTTAAGAGCTTATCTAAAGGGATATACTCTTTTTAGATTTGGGTACTATTACAATAAGGATTTAGGAAGAAGATTACCCCAATATCATAGTGTTAAATGAGTGAGTACGAATGTCAAAACTTTTGGAAAGAGTTAAATGAAAATAGGAGTAGGGGTAACAACAACAACAAGTAGAAAGCAACACTATCAAGTGTGGTTAAAGATGTTTATTGAGAATACGCCTGATTATAATGACGTAAATAAATATGTATTCTATACCGCACTAGATCAACCTACAATTGCTCAAGGAAAGAATATGTGCTTAATTGCTTTAGAGGATTGCGATTATATTTTCTTATTCGACGATGATTGCTTTGTCACTAGAAAAGATTGGGCTGAATATTTTATAGGGGCGCATAAAGCAAGTGGTGAGCATCATTTTTTATACTTAAACAAAAGACTGCATAACTTTTATAAGTACGAAAATGGATTAAGTTATTTCAAAGATTGCGGTGGGTGCTTCATGTTCCTTACGAAAGATGTCGTTAAGTATGTTGGCGGGTTTAACAAGGAATACAAAAGGTATGGATTTGAACACGCTGGTTATTCGCAACGGATATTCAGAGCTAAGTTTAATTCAGAGCCTTACATTATGCCTCAGTTAGCTAGTGGTTATTTATTTAGTTTGGATTACGATGGTGCGTGGGATAATTTAATTCATTACCCAAGCTGTATTGATGACATGAGTAATTTAGAAGGGTATAAAAAATACAATTGGGAGGTTTATAAAAAAGATATTCAACAAATAGAACAACCGCTATGAGAGAAATAAAGTTTAGAGTTTGGGAGCAGAATATTAAAACAATGGTATATCCAGGTGGTACTATTGGAATGTGTAATGAAGACGGAGCGTCTCGTCTAGAGCAATATTTTAATATTGAACCGTCAATAAAATTAGCCTCTGATGGTTGGGATGTTGAAGAAGAAGGAAAGTTGCCTTGTATATTAATGGGATATACTAATTTAAAAGATAATCATGGGAATGAAATTTACGAGGGTGATATTTTAAGGGGGGTTGGAATAAATGGTGAAGAAAAAATAGGGGAAGTGAAAATGTGGGTACAGGGCGGTACTTGGATTGTTCTATTTGAATACCCAAACATATTTGATAATTTATGTCAAAGAGGATGGGATGTAATAGGGAATATTTATGAAAATCCTAAATTATTAAAATGAAGATATTAATTAAGTTCGCTAGTCGGTCACGACCTTTAAAGATTATTGAGTGCTTAAAAAACATTCGTGAAACCATTGAGGATAAAGAGAATTATCACATTATATTATCATTGGATTACGACGATGAGATGAGTTTAAAGTATGTTTATCAGTTCATGGGAGAAGATGTTGAGGTAAGGTTCGGTAAGTCTAAAGGCAAGATTAATGCTATCAATAGAGATATTCCTAATGATTCTAATTACGATATTGTTATCTGCATGAGTGACGATATGAAGTTTATCGTTAATGGATGGGATAATAAAGTAAGGGACTTATTTAACGCAAATAAAGATAAACACGTATTGCATTTGGGAGATGGAAATAGGGACGACTTAATTACCATGTCAATCACTACATGGGAGGAATATAAAAAGAACGGACATAAGATTTACTATCCTGAATATAAAAGTGTTTATTGTGATAACGACCAAACAGATAAGGCTAAATTAGAGGGTACATATTTTTATAATAGTCAAGTATTATTTAACCACCTACATCCAGGATATGGTAGGGGTGAGATGGATGATCAGTATTTAAGAACAGAAAGTAGAGAATTATACGATCACGATTTACAAGTTTATGAACGAAGAAAAGCAAATGGATTCAAAGATTAAGTTAAGTATATTAATTTGCATGACTCACGATCGTGCAGACTTTTTGACTAGACTTTTATGGATTCTGAATCCACAAATAGACGGAAAGCCTATTGAGGTGTTGACTAACTACGAGGATATAAGCATAGGGGCAAAAAGAAATTCTTTACTAGAGTCTAGTAAGGGAGAGTATGTTTGCTTTGTAGACTCAGACGACTTGGTTTGTTCCGAGTATGTTGATTTATTTGAGGAGGCTATTATTGATAAGCCAGACGCTTGTTCTTTATTAGGAGTAATAACGTTTGACGGTAGTAATCCAGAGATATTTGAACATTCAGTAAAGTATAATGAATGGAAGACAAATGATACTGGAGGAGTGAAGTACGAACGATATATTAATCATTTGAATTTTATTAAAAGAGAAATAGCTATTCAGATAAAATATCCCGATATAAGTCATGGAGAAGATAAGTCATGGTCGGATGCTTTAAGGTTAAGTGGATTAGTAAAGAGTGAGAAAGAGATAAGTAAAGTATTGTATCATTATGAATATAGAAGCAAGAAATGAAAATAAGTTGCATACAAATAAGTAACAATAGCGAGTTGTTTGGATATAAAAACAAACAAGGTAATTTAGTTATTGGGTGGTTTTCACCAGAAGACGTTAAGAATATTGAAATAATTTTAAATAGTTTAAACAAGTATTTATGAGTAAAGCGATTAGTTACGCATTGTTTGGGAGTCAAGAAAACAGAGTTGAAAACTGTTTCGATTTTTTTTCTTACAAAAGATCATTAATGATTAATTTAAGAATGAATAGATTACTGTATCCTGATTGGGAAGTGGTTGTTCATACCGACTTAAATGATTATACGCTTAACATATTACACGAACAAGGGTTAATTAGATTGGTTAAATGCCAATCAGCACCTTTATGCAAAGCTATGTTATGGAGGATGAAACCCATCTTTGAAGTCGGTATTCATGACGGTAAAAAATACACCCATGTTCTTTGTAGAGATTTAGATTCTCCGCCAACTTATAGAGAAGTACAAGCGGTCGAATATTGGATGAGTACTGGTAAGTCGGTACACGCTATTACAGACTCGGTAAGCCATGATGTTCCTTTATTAGGCGGAATGATTGGATTCGTTCCAAAAGACTTTACGATGCGAACAGGGTGGAATAGTTGGGATGAATTAATGGGACAAGCTCGTTCTCATTTCGAGAACAAAGGATCAGATCAAGCATTTTTAACACAAGTTGTTTATCCAATATTTGCCAATAAAGGAAGTGAGTCAATAGTCCAGCATTATTTTAACGGATTTTCAAATACTTTTTTAAGTGAGTATCACACTTGTACTTGTCCACCCCCCTCTGGGCATAGGTCAGATTGCCCAAACAACTACCCTATTAATTTACCTGATGAATTAAAAGAAACAAATTCTGTTTGTGGTCATATAGGAAGTTCGGGCGCATATTCCTCTGAAATAGAGAGGTTTATGTATAAATATAGGGATAGATTTATTGATCTTTATAATATAGAAAAAGATTCTCCTGAAATTTTTTACTGGGTAAACCAATGGTAGGTATTTATAAAATAGAAAGCCCTAGTGGGAAGGTGTATATTGGTCAATCTGTAAATATAACAGATAGAAAACGGAGGTATGCAAACCTACACTGTAAGGGTCAAAGAAAGATTTACAGATCAATAATGAAATATGGTTGGGACAAGCATATATTTTCCGTGTTGATTGAGTGTGAAATTAATCGATTAAATGATTTAGAAATTTATTATAGTGAGTTGTATGATAGTACTAATCCTAAAACGGGATTAAATTTAAGATATTGTGGGGGGAGTCGTGGCAAGGCTTCAGAAGAAACTAAAAAACTAATGTCGATAGCCATGACTGGAAAGAAACATACAGATGAGGCTAGGGCAAAAATAAAGGAGAGAAGGAAATATCAAGTAATTACAGAGGAAACTAAAATGAAATTAAGGGGACGAACAGCTTGGAATAAGGGATTACCCCTGTCAAAAGAAACTAGACAAAAACTAAGAGATTTTAATACTGGTTTGTTAGGGGTGGATGCTTTTGGTCATAGGGGAATTATTCAATCAACAAAAAATGGAACTATTATTAATTTTTGGCATGGTGCTAGAGATGTTGCAAGAGGTTGTGGTTATGCTTGGGGTGTTATAAACAGATGTGCTAGGGGAGAAAGACTAACTGCTTATGGATATAAATGGGAGTATGATTAAATTAAATAATAAAATAGCTAGAAAACTATTTACAGAAGAAGATCATTTAATCTATGGGTTAATGGTTTCTATTTGCATTACAGTAATAATTGTTGTATATTTATGTGTCACATGATTGAATTAGTTTACGAGAATAATTTAGTAAAGATATTCGTTGAGAATATTAATTTAGAGAATAGTACTGATGTGTTTTCAGTAGTTAAGCTTGTAACAGATAAAGGAGAAATGATTTATAATATAAACCCTTATAATAAGTAATGGATAGAATAGTAGTAATATCAACAAACAATAATCCAGATTATTTTTTTTACGCTCCGTACATGGAGAAGGCTTGGAATAGTTTTGGGTGGAGATTAGCCATAGTAGTAACGCATGACGTTAGTATTGAAGATTTAAAACTCAATCCTAAGGGTAATACTATTGTAATTAAACTGCCAAATATTGATGGGATAAGATTAGAAACACAGGCTCAGGCTGGTAGACTGTATGCTTGTAATCATTTGCCGGAGAATTGTATTGTAATGACAAGTGATATGGATTTACTTCCATTGTCTAATTATTGGAATCCAAGTATTAATGATGTAACTATTTATGGTTATGATTTAACTTGGCGTAGCTTTTTTCCAATGGGATATTGTGCAATGAGTAGAGATAATTGGATTAAGTATTTAAACTTAACGGGTGATACAGAAAAAGATTTCTTAAGAGATGCGAATGATAGAAGTGTAAAACACGACCCTTATAGCTCAGACTGGTCGGTATATTGGGACTACGATTGGGATTTACTTACAACTAGATTAAGTCCATTCAAAGATCAATTAACGTTTATAGATAGGGGTCAAATAGATATTGCAGGAGCGACATTAGCTAAAGGAAGAATCGATAGATATAATTGGGAGGTGACACAGAGCCAACCCGAGCCTTTTATCGATGCTCATTGTGAGAATAATAATACACAACACCCTGTTAAACTAGAACCATTTTTAAAAGTATTTACTAAATATCACGGAGAATTATGAAAGAAAAATTTTGTGCAAGTGGTGGTGACTTATGTTACTACCCTTTATTATTTAAAGCCCTAGAGTCAAGCGAGGGTGAAGTATTAGAGTTTGGAATGGGTCACGGATCGACTCCATTATTAAACGAGTATTGTACTAAGAAAAAAAGAACTCTTAAATCTTTTGACTATAATCAAGAGTGGAGGTCTAAGTTTGATAATAGCTTAAATGATTTTCACTCTAGCGAATTGGTAACTGACTGGAAGGATGTTTACCGAAACAACAAGGACGCTTCTGTAATATTTATAGATCAAAGTCCAGGTGAAGAAAGGAAGTTTACAATAGTTAACTACAAAGATACCGCTGGTATATTGGTTATTCATGACACAGAGCCAGTGGGTGCGGGAGCTTACTTTGTTCGACCTGAGTTTAAGTATTTTAAATATAAGGTAGAGGTACAAACAGAGGGTGCATGGGCAACCGCACTAAGTAATGAAATTGATATTACTAAGTGGGTTGGTGAGCAGTTTGGAGCATATACAATCGTCCTATGAGATCGGACACTTGTGTCGTGAGTGTTGCTTTTCGTGAGCCTTACTTAACACATAGTAAGACTCAGGAAGAATACATAAGGCAGACTAGCCCTGAAATAGATATGCTTCTCTTTAGGGACAGGTTACCTTATAAGGGCGGTGTGTATGAAGATAATATAGTAAGTAGGTTTCAAGAGTCTTTGTATGGGTTTAAGCCCCACGCAATACAACAAGCCATTGATTTAGGTTATAAGAAAGTTATTTGGTTAGACCCCTCTGTGTTACCTATTGTTAACATGAGAGTATTAGTAAAATCATTAGAAGTTAATCCAATAATTATAAGAACTGGTGAACTAAGGCGGGGCATTTTGATTAATGATATTTTATTTGTATATTTACAGCATGATAAACTACATTTACATAATAGCGTTTAGCTTGGTGTTTTCCTTATTAAGTGGAATACCTCAGCAATATAAGATTACTAACCGTAAACCATTTACTTGTGAAAGTTGTATGAGCTTCTGGACAACCATTCTTTACGAGGATAGTATCGTTCAGGATAACTTCTTTATCTCATTAGGGGTTGCCTGTATCTCATTCATAGCAACACATTTAGTTAGCAAGTGGTACTTAAGATACGTGGGGGCATGATTGAAGTAGGTCATAATTTTTTTATAGGTGAGTTTTCATACGCTTACTTTATTAATAATTTAGGAGAAAAGATGCTAATTATTGAGGACTTCTCTAAAGAGGATTATAAGTGTATGGATATTATTCACGAGTCATTAGTTAAAAATACTAAGTGAAACTAACAGAAGATCAATACAATAGATTAAAACCCTTTAGACCTCTATTAGACCTATTCGGTCAGACTGGACAGCTAGTTAGTAGTAGTGGAAACGAAACGTTTGTATCTATTCATAAAGAGCTAGACCCCTCATCGAGTGGGTGTATTACTTGTGGTGGCGAGATAGTCGCAATTTGCAGAAGGTTAAATGATTTCATAAAAGAGTACGAATCAAAACTATAAAATATGGGTGGATGGGGATTAAATAACGGATACTCTTACATGGCTCTAGGGGCTAAAGGACTTGAGGAGTATTCTAGGTCATATAATAACAAGTCAGACGCTGAAAATTGGTACAATGAAAACGGTAAGTGGCTTGAAAAAGAACTGGACAGGAGTCTTATCCTTTGTCACAAACAAATACCCCTTAACCCGAAGTACAGGGACTTAAATGTAACCAAAGAAGATAAGGTCGGTGATGTTAGAAGTAAGTCAACTGAAAGCGATGTAAAACTATTCTTTGCCTCCTTAAGGAAGAATAAGAAAAGAGAATGAAGGAAGAGCAAGTAAAAGAATTAATAGAGGTACTAAAAGACTATTCTAGAATGCTTTTATACTCAAAAAAACCATTGATATATAAAAAGAAAGTCGAGAAGATAATTAGGGAATTAAGAAAAATACAGGATGGAAAGTAACGAAGATAAAAAACCTCAAGAAGGTAGAGACGAGAAGGGAAGGTTTAGTTATGGTAATTTATTTTCACTAAACAATAATGGTGGCGCACCTCCTTTTTATGAGGATTACGAGGTAATGAAAAATAAGATTGCTGAATATCTAGATTGGGAGGATAAATGGAAAGCCCCAAGCGCAAAGGGTGAGGGAAAAGGAATTTATACAATAGAGGGTTGCGCCCTGTATTTAGGTTTCGCTTCAGTGCAAAGTATTTATGATTACGAAAAAAGAAGTCCCGAGTTTTCTTATATTCTAAATAGATTTAGATTATTCATGACTCATTGGAATGCTCAGAAGCTATATTGGGGAGGTACATTTACAGGTGCGCAGTTCTGGCTTAAGAATCATGGAGGCTATCGAGATGTTACTGATGTTAATAATAATCAAACGATTACAACTATTAACGCTCAGGTAATAACTGATAAAGACACCCCTTCATTTGGAACAGAAGATAGAGAATAGTTTTAAAGTTTCACCGTTATACCTTGAAAACCTAAACGCTACTGAGGATATAATAGTTAATCAAGGAGGTACTGCTTCTGGTAAGACTTATTCTTTAATGCAGGTTCTATTCAGTAAGGCAATATCAGAGCCTAATAGAGTTATAACAGTTGTTGGTCAAGATATTCCTAATCTTAAAAGGGGTGCGTTAAGAGATAGTCAAAATATAATGACTAACTCACCAGACTTGAATAGTTGTTTTAAAAGCTATAACGCTTCTGACCGAATCTATTATGCTAAAAGTGGGTCTATTATTGAATACACTAGTTATCAGAATGCTCAAGATGCTCACTCGGGAAAGAGGGATTATCTATTTATAAACGAAGCTCCAGGTATTAGTTGGGAAATTGCAGAACAATTAATCGATAGAACAAAGATAAGAACGTTTATCGATTACAACCCTCATTCAGAGTTCTGGTCACATGAAAAGTTACTTAAAACCAAAGTGTATGGCTCTAAGAGGGTGCGAATGATTAGGTCATGGCACGTTCATAATCCTTTCTTAACACAGGCACAACACGACCATATTGAACAGAAAGCATTAGAAGACCCTGAATGGGGCAAGGTCTATGCTAGGGGAATGACTGGTAAGATCGAGGGTATTATCTTTAGTTATTCTTTATGTGATGTAATTCCAGAGGGGGCTACGTTAATAGCTTTAGGAATGGACTTTGGGTTTACTAATGACCCAACAGCGGTAACTAAGGTTTACTTAAGTGGGGGTGAGTTATATTTAGATGAATTAATTTATCAAACAGGGTTAACGAATCAAGATATATCTACTAAGTTAATTGAATTAGGGATAAGTAAGGAGATTGAGATTATAGCTGACTCAGCAGAGCCTAAGTCAATAGAGGAGCTTTATAGAATGGGATGGAATATTCACCCCGCTGAAAAGGGAGGGGACTCAATTAAGAACGGTATTGATATTTTAAAGAGGTACAAGATAAATATTACAAGGGACTCGTCTAGTGTTCGTAAAGAATTTGACAGATATAAATGGGCTATTGATAAGAATGGTAATAGTTTAAATAAACCAATTGACTTTTTTAATCATGCAATGGATGGAATTAGATACGTAGCTTTAAACAAGTTAAGCGAGTCTTCTAAGGGGTGGTACATGGTATCTTAATTCTGTATAAATTATTTGCAAGTATCGACCTAAAATACCGACTTGTGGTACTTTAGTGTATGAAAGTACCTAAAGGATGGAGTGAGGTAAACCTATCTCAATTTGCACATATTTACGATATTCTTATTGACTCTAACATAGATGAGATTGACAAGAGTATTCGTATCACTTCTGTGTTAAGTGGAATAACGGTAAATGATTTAGAGGATTTGCCGATAAAGGAACTCAAGGCAAAGATCGAACAGTTCAAGTGGGCTTATTCTCATAACTTCAAAGCAAAGCCTATTGATACTGTAAAGTACAATGGTTATAAATTAAAATTTGTAAAGGATATTTACAACGAGAAAGAGTTTAAGAGTGGCGCTTATATTGACATTATGACGCTAACCGAAAGACCAGATCAAATACATTACAACATCAATCAGATTCTTAATTGTTTGTGTACCGTTTACAAAAGAACATGGTATGGTGTATATCGAAAGGTTGATTTAAGCAATGGTGAACAAGCTAAGTTAATAAGTGAGGCTGTAAGCATTGATCTAGCGTATTCGTATGCTGTTTTTTTTTGCAATTATGCGGAGAACTTAACAGAAAATATAAAAGACTATTTGATATTAAAGAGCAAGAAGGAGCTGAAGAAGGCGCAGAACCTGTTAAAAAAGGATTTGAAAAACATTGGGGTTGGATTGCGGTAATTGATTCCTTATCAAATGGGGATAGAACGAAGTGGGACTTCTTTACTGAGATGGGAGTGGTTGAGTTCTTAAATACATTGGCTTATTTTAAAGATAAGCAACAAGAGCTTGAGAATATACGTTGGAAGAACGCTCAAAGAATGAGGGGATAATATGGCTACATTAAATTCAAAGAAGAAATTAAAGTCTGGTAAGTCCTTTAGTTGGGGTCAGGATAGGTCTAACTTCACCTTTATGAGTGACACGAAAGGAACGGAGAAGATTATCTACGATTTAATAAAGAAGTATTACTATTCGCCCGATGGGTCTAGTTTAGCACAGAAAGCCCTTTACGACAAAGATGTGATTGCTAGTGGTAACTTAGCTTATCAAGGATTACTACCAGAGCTTAAAAGAACTGGAAATGGGTTTGAGATAAAGTTTCACTTAGAAAGAGATTCTCCTTATTGGAAGGTAATCGAGAAGGGTGCAAAGCCTGGTGAGTTAAGCCCTACTTATGAGGATATTAAAATATGGATAGCCAACAAACCAAGCGTTCAGAATACCATAGCTAAATCAGAAAGGAATACCTTTGCTTACTTTGTAGCCCAAAAGATAAATAGAGTTGGTATTAAGCCTAAGGTTAATTTCTTCTCAAAACAACACGATCCATTCTTAGCTGAATTAAAATCTTTACTACCTAAGAAGATGGCTGAGGACATTAAGCTCGAGATACTAGGTAAATAGGCGTTTGTTTATTTCATTACTAAGTTGTATATTTGACTAAAATTTATTAAGTAATGGCAAAAACATTTGGACAGATGCGAATGATTGGTAAGTCTAAGTATAAGCACGTATCGATTTATAAAGCATACACTGGCGAGGTTATTTATGTAGTAAGGGGTAATAAGGCTAATCAGTACAATACTGAAAGGGAGGCTGGTATTCAGGTTGATTTATCTTTAATTAAACAAGGCAAAGAGCCTGTTAATATACTTAAGAGAAAGTAAAAATGATATACATTAATCCAGACCCAGACTCTACATTTAGCGATATAATAATTACATCTATAACTACAATAGCGTTGTATTTTATTTCATTTATTTCGTCATGGTGTTTAGTTTCTTTTTTTATTTTAAATGTA